TTTTTTCTTCTCACTGATACCCTCCTCTGAAAATGACTGATCTTTCGATTCTTGCTGCTGCTGCCTCCGATGACCTTCTCATCGCAGAGATTCAGGGGAAAGTGAAGGTAACTCGTTTGCCTGCCCGCAAACCCCGCAAATCCGATCTGATTATGACTCGGGTTGGCGGATGTGGTTCCCGTTGGAGCAACTCTACTGGCGGCAATGGTAGACTCAAAGCAGGGCAACTTCGCCCTGATGAGATTGCTCTCAAGTCTGCCCTTCGTTGACACTTAGCACCTCACGAACGGATGGGGGCATACCTCATTCGTTCGGAGCATTCGTGACAGCCAGTTTAACGATTAGCGCCCTTATGTTATAGCGCCCGCCCTTAATTAAAAACACTAAGGTACCATTAAGCTATAAAAGTATGCCCCCACGAGGTCTATATGTGCCTCTAAGAATTTCTAAAACCCTCTATGGATTTCTAAAACGCCCTATGGGTATCAAAAATATAAAAAAAATTTCGCGTAAAAAATTTTAAGGTATAAGAATGAGTAAAAGTAAACCGTATTGGAATTTTTGGAAAGTTATTTTTGCGGGGTGGATCATAAGATATCCTGGAAAATTCTTTGATGTATTCCGATATCCGCTAATGGTCTTATTTGGGTCTATTGTAGTGATGATATATAATGCATTGAAACAATAAAGATTTCAATATGTTAGAAAAAGTTTATCACATATACGCAAAGGAAAAGTGTTTATATCATTCTCTCAAGGAAGAAGAATTTTATAAGACTTGGAATACTTTGTTAACTATGGTAGATCTCACATCTACAGAGTATCGGAGAGAAGATTTAGATTACGAAGAATTAATCGTAAATAAAAAAGTAATTTCCGAGTCTTCTCACTGAGAGGGGGGTTTACAAATACTAAATAGCACGATAAAATTGAACTGAAGGATTTTATTTCTTATGGCAAAAGGATTTACAGTAAAGGCAAAACCTCCCAGCACTCAGGGATCTGAGGATTGGGATATTGGTGCAATTAAAGAAAGAATGCGAGGTAAGAGCATTGTGTTCTGTCTACCAGGACGCGGATGTTCTTATACATTTTTAAAAGCATTTGTTCAGTTATGTTTTGATTTGGTACAGAATGGATGTGGAATTCAGATTTCACAAGACTATTCTTCAATGGTAAATTTCGCACGGTGTAAGTGTTTAGGTGCGAATGTTCTTCGTGGCCCCAAGCAAATTCCTTGGGATGGAAAACTACAATATGATTATCAATTATGGATTGATAGTGATATTGTTTTCAACACTGAGAAGTTTTGGCAACTTTGTGATCTTGCGTTTCCTGCGGAAGCACTTGATGAAGAAGGTGTTGTGGATGAATCGAAGAAGCGTGGAATTGTTGCTGGTTGGTATGCGACAGAAGATGGTCGTACAACCTCTGTAGCACACTGGTTAGAGGAAGATGATTTCCGTAACAATGGTGGAGTAATGAATCACGAAACCGTTGAGAGTATGTCTAAACTTAAGAAACCATTTACAGTTGATTATACTGGATTTGGTTGGGTATTAATTCAGAAGGGAGTCTTTGAGAATCTCGAATATCCTTGGTTTGCTCCGAAGATGCAAGTTTTTGAATCTGGTGCTGTACAAGATATGTGTGGAGAGGATGTTTCTTTCTGTCTTGATGCGAAAGATCAGGGATATGAGATTTGGTGTGATCCTCGCATTCGCGTTGGGCACGAAAAGACTCGTGTTATCTGAGGCAAATGTTTAATATTCTCTACAAAGGGGAAGTAATGTACACTGGGCTTTCACACGAAGAATGTGCGGAAGCCCTTTCAGAACTCTCATATCAATTTTATGAGGGTGTTGAAATTGATCCGAATGAACTTAAATTGGAGGAAATTGTAGATGGCTAAGAGACCTTCTTTTAATGGTGGTGTTTTAATTGAGTCAAAACCCAAGAAAACACGGCAAGGGACAGGTAAACATACCAAGTATGCCGCGTCTTCTCGGAATAAAGCACGGAAGCGTTATAGAGGACAAGGTTGAGATTCTTATAACTAGTTCTTAAGGGGTCCAATCCGGTCATCCGAAGTCTCTCTATGAGGCAGAAAGTATAATTTAGATATGAAAAACCTCAAGTTTATATCACAAGATACTGAAATGGCACTCATTCAAGAGATGTCATACAAAATAAAGATGTCAGATTGGAATATTCACCCTTCAGATACTTGTTTTTTATGTGTCTCTCCTGATTATTCAAGTATTGTCACACAACATCTCTCGCACTCATTATCAATGGGGCGGGAGATTTTTCATATTGAGGCAGTTAATGTGCCATTTCCCGATGAAGATGCCTTAGAATACAAAATTTCATTCGAAATTAACTTTGCTGAGTGGTGTCGTAAGTGGAAAACCTTTGTTTTATGTGAAGCTGGGGTGATTCGAGGTGGAAATTACACCTGGATTACCAATTCTATGAAAAAAATCACAAAATGTGATGAAAATTACAGAAAATCTCACTATTATACCCTATCATTATGCGAAAATATTCATAGTAAATTCAAAAGTGACTTAGTTTCGCTGTATTATGATGATGAAATAGAGGATCTTCACTTTTGGTGGGAAAGACCAAACAATCACTGGACCTAATTCAGGGATAGAAACCCCTTAAAAAGTTCTGTTTAACCTAAAATAGGAGAAAACAGATGGCAATTCACCCAAATCCAGACCGAAATACAAATTATATGAAAGAAGTCTGGGGAACTTCAAGTTTAGCAACTGATTATTGGAGCATTCCTGAGAAAAAAACAGAAAAAAAGATGCTTCGAGAGATTAATAACGACGAAATCACCCCCAAAAAGCACGATTTTTCGATTCAGAATGAAATTCACGAGAAAATTCGTAATGACGATGATTATGATGATTGGAGTTATGGAACAGAACCATTTTATGGTCAAAATCTCTAATAAATAACTTGAGATTATATCTTACCATTAATGCCTTTAGAGAGAGTTAGTAAATCATTCAAAGATATTAGTTTATCTCTTCAGGTCAGCCCATTGACTTCTGATGTTTTAGCGATTAAAAATGAGACTGCGATTGCAAGATCAGTTCGTAATCTGGTTCTAACTGCTCCGGGTGAAAGATTTTTTAATCCAGAAGTTGGATCTGATGTTGGACAATCATTATTTGAAAACATCGATCCAATTTCTGCTAGTACTATTAAATCTCAGATTGAAAGTACAATTAAAAATTATGAACCAAGAGTTTTATTAACTCGTGTTATTGTAAGTCCTGATTATGACAATAATGCATTTGATGTTACAATCAGATATAATATTATAGGTATAGATGTTCCACCACAACAGTTAGTATTCGTATTACAGCCAACCCGATAAATGGCAATAGTAAATTTTACAAATCTAGATTTTGATCAAATAAGAGTATCCATTAAGGATTATCTTCGATCAAGCTCAGACTTTACAGATTATGATTTTGAGGGATCGAACTTATCGGTCTTAATAGATATTCTTGCTTATAACACTTACATTTCCTCATACAACGCTAATATGGTTAGCGGTGAGGTTTTTATTGACAGTGCAACATTGAGAGAAAATGTTGTTTCTTTAGCAAGAAATATTGGATATGTTCCAAGATCAAGAACAGCAGCAAGAGCAAAGATATCTTTTTTCATTGATGTTTCAGACTACCCCACAATTCCAAGAATTATAACTCTACAGAAGGGAATTGTATGTACTACACAATCTGATTTTAGTGGAGAAAGTTATACTTTTGTTATTAAAGAAGATATTACAGTTTCAGTTGTAAACGGAATTGCATTTTTTGACGAAATTGAAATATTTGAAGGAAGTTTATTATCCTCTGATTTTTTGGTAAGTTCTCTAATACCAAATCCACCTCAAAGATATATTATTGAGAACTCTAATGTTGACGTAAGTACTTTAAGCGTTTCTGTCTTTAACAGTCCATTAACTTCTCTTTCCACAAAATATAATTTGGCACAAGATATTATTGATGTTAAATCTGACTCAAAAATATTCTTTATACAAGAGATAGAAGATCAAAAATATGAAT